ACCCAGCGTCGGGTCAAGGCTGGCATCGGCGCCGGCCCCCTTGAGGGACTCTTCGAGCTCGCGCAGCTGTCGCGCCTTCTTCTCGTTCTCCTCCCGCTCCAGCTTCGTGCGCGCGATGGCTGCATCCTGCGCCGTCTTGAACTCTCCGTCGTAGACGTTCGAGAGCTGACGAAGCCCGTCGCCAAGAACACCCGCAGCCTCGGCGCCAAGATTGAAGGCCTCACCGAGGAAGTCCTGACTCGCACTCTGCAGGAACTGGGCCTTGATCTGCGCGAGCGCGTCTCCGAGCGGCAGCCCCTTCAGCACCGCCGGGATCAGCTGGAAGGCCTTGATGATGGCAGCCACACCGCCGACGAAGACACCGATGAGGGTGTTCACGGTGAACTTCCCGGCCGCCAACACACCTTGGAAGGTGAGCGTCACACTCTTGCGGAGATCGTTGAATGCCGGCCCGAGCCCGCTGGTGAGGTTGAGCACGAGAGTCTTGACGCCGGACCCGAGGCTCACGAGGAACTGCCCGATCGGGGCGAACACACGTCGTGCCGTACCGAGGAGCGCATCGAGGACGATGCCCATGCGCTGGAAACCGCTGATCGTCTCCCCACCGATCGTCGTACTCGTGATGCCGAAGCGGACGAAAGCAGCAGTGAGAAGAGCAACGGCGGCCACCAGAGCGACGAGCGCAAGTTGGGGGCCCGTGGCCGAGAGGAGCAGCTGTGCAGCTGCCGCGGCCCGTGCCGCCACCGCATAGGCTATGAGTGCCGTGGTCGCCCCGATCACAACGCTCGCGATGCTGGCTATGTTGTTGGCGACGACCCGGGTGACCGCACCGAACGCCGTGCTTCCGCTGACGGCGTTGTTGAGCCCCCCAACGAACTGCTCGAACGAGTTCCGGATGATCGTGCCAGCCTGCTCGATCGTCGGGGTCATCGTTGCGAAGGCCGCCGCGATGCGCTTGCTCTGGCTTTCGATCGCCTTGGCCACAACCTCCGGCGTTAGCTGGCCGGTGAAGGCGAGCTTGCGCAGCTCTCCGATGGGCCGACCGAGTCCGTCTGCGATTGCGATCAGGAGGAACGGCAGCTGCTCAGCCACGGCACGAAACTCTTCACCGCGGAGCTGGCCGGAGGCGAAGCCCTGCGAAAGCTGGATCAGGCCGTTGCGCGCTTCTTGGGCCGTCGAGCCTGAGACTGCGACGGCCTTGTTGATGTCGGTCACGAGTCCGACGAGCCGCTGCTGCGAGAAACCGAGGTCTCGCGTGTTCACCGCGAGGCGGCTGTAGAGAATGGCCGTTGCCTCGAGAGGCTGGCGCGTCTCCTGCGCGATGTTGAAGACGTCCTTCATCGATTTCGCGAACTCTTGAGTGCCGCCCGTCGTGAGACGTACCCGGTTCTCCACCTTCGTGAAGCTGTCGGCCGCTGAGATGAGTCCGCGGATAGCAGCGCCGGCGCCGAGACCGAGGAGCGCACCCCTCATCAGGTTGACGCCCTTGCTCGCACCTGTGGCAGCGCGACCGACACCTGTGACGGCCGCGGTGGTGGCCTGGGCACCCTGCTGTTGAACGACGATGAGGAGACGAAGTGTGGCCATGGCTCAGATCTTGAACTGGAAGGATGTGGCGAGCCCACGCTGGAACCCGCGTTCGAAGGCGCGCTCGACGAAGCCGGGGGTGGCCTGCTGTGAGGACTTCCCCTTGTTGAGTGCGTCGATGTAGTCGAGGTTGTTCACGAGATAGAAGGTGGATCCGTTCCGGTAGAACGAGATCACCGCCTTCGCCTCGCCGATCGCAGCGGACGGAGATACCCCCAGCGTCGCGCGCGTATTTCCGCGCGGGGAGCCGAGGGAGGCGAGCCAGTTGGCCCGAGCCTTACCCGTGTCGACCGGCGTGTCCGTGATGACCTCCTCAACGATCGCTCGGAGAAAGGCTTGCGTGATCCGGCGAATCGCATGGTCGATGCCCACTACGACCTCACGCTGCCAGAAGGAGCCGAAGTCAGCGAAGCTCTTGAATGTCGTCCTGCGCAGCGCCATCTGACATCCTCTCCCAGTCGTTGGGGAGCCTCGCGGTCGACAAGATCACTTCGAACTCCTCGGGGTGTTCGAGTAGCCAAGCATGCCAACCATCTAGGCTGTCGGGTAGGCCGGGGGTGCTTGACCCCTTGACCACCGACTCAGCGACCACGTGGGCCATGATGTCCGCGGCCCGCTCATCGGACAGACGTTCGAGCTCTAGGGCGAGCTGGTGGGGGAAGGCCAGCAGCTTCATGGCCGTGACGTAGCCCTCGTTCTCAGAAGTGGCGGGGTAGATCTCGATCTCCCACCCGGCAGGCTCGAAGCGCAGCGTTGCCGTCCTCACTTCTTCACCTCAAGCATGCCCATGGCGGCCAGCTTACCGAACCGACGTCGAACTTCCGCCATGCTCGTACCGGCATCTTTCTTCGGCCTCAGCGCCCGCGCGAACTTCTTCACCGCGTCCTTCGTGCCGAACGCGTTACTGATCGCAGCGAGCGTTCCAAACGCTTCTACGCTCCACTCGTCAGCCCGAGCAGCCCCCTCGATTTCGAGGTAGAGCATGTACTGGTCCTCGGTGAGCGTGTTGCGCAGATGCTCGACATCGCAACCCCAGCGTCGCGCGAGGAAGGAGAGCCCCTCGGCTAGAGAGCGGTCGTCTCCGTCGTCGTCTCGGGCTCTCGGCCGAGGGCTCGGGCCACCTCGAGTCTTGCCGCCAGCCCCGGCTGCAACTCGACCACCGACTGCTTGCCCAGCGCGCCCAGTAGTTTTCCCACGATGCCGTCTTTGCCACCTCGCATGAGGCAGGTCTCGATTACGCCCTGCGCGAGGGTGAAGAGATCCTCGTAGGAGACGTTCGCCTCCATCCATTCGTCGTCGACACCGATTGTGTCTCGCACGATCTCGATGACCTGCTCTTCGCAGGTGTCGAAGATCTCGGTGAGCGAGGTTGAGTTCTTCCCCGCGGCCTGCAGCGCGTCGATGATGCTGGTCATCTTTCGACGGATCAGGCGGCCCTTCTTCAGAGACCAAGGGCGGATCTCGACGGTTTTCCCGTTCATCAGGGTGACGGGCACTTCGGGAAACGGAATGGTGGGCTTGAACTCGGCCATCGGGGGGTGGGCTCCTTGATGGTGAAAGGGCCCCGACACCCTAACGGTGGCGGAGCCCTTTCGAAAGGCCCAGTGTGGCTGATCTGGAGTCTACGCGTTGGCTTCCGTCTCGCTCGACAGCGAGAGCGTCCCGTACGGGGCGCTGCCGCCCGCGTTCAGGATGTTGAGCACCAGCACCGCCGAGGCGAAGTCGGCCGCATCGAAGGTCAGGCTGTCGTCGGTGATGCGAACCGAGGCCGACGGAATCTGCCAGATGAAGTTGACCCCGACGTCGGTCAGGTGCTTGATCGTGGCCTTGCCCTCGAACACGTTCTGCGTGAACGGCACGAGGTCATTGGCCGCGTTCTGGCTGTAGTCGTAGCCCACGAGCATCGGCTGGTTGTCGCCCGTCGTACGGAACGGCGAGTTGCTGGCGCCCGTCGGATCGAAGAACCGGATCCGGCCTACCAGCGGATCGACGAAGAAGTCGGTGTTCAGCAGGAAGTCCGCACCGCTGAAGCTCGGGGTGTAGGTCGCCACGATCGCTGCGCCGTTGGGAGGCGGAGTCGTGGTGCCACCCACGAAGAACTCAAGCGAGCCCGAGCCGGTCGGATGCGCGCCGTCCGTCTCGCCGATGACCACCTCGACTTCGTTGCCTGCGGCGTTCGCGCCCACCGCGATGGGCGTGTAGGCGACGCCAGCCACTGTGACGGACGTGACGTTGGCCACAGCCTTCACCTTGAAGTCGAGTTGGAAGTTGTTCGCGGCGCCCGTGCCCGTGCCCACTGCCTCGTCGGTGATCGTGTCGCAAGTCACGGCCACGGTCGACTCGACGACTCCACCATGCGCCAGATCGAGGAAGGTGCCGAAGGGCAGCGTGGTCGGGAGCGTGAGCTGCTCGCCGGTCACCGTCGCCGTCGCGTCGGCCACGACCGGGGTGACGGACGAACTGGCGAAGATGTACTGCGCCAGATTCGCCTTGAAGTTGAAGGTCGTGAGCTGCATGGACAGCACCAGCTTGCTCACGAGTTCGCGGTCGATCACGATCAGACCCGCGTCGCCACGCTCGAGCTGGAGCAGCTCGATCTCCTTCTGCAGCTCCTCGCCCGAGAGGATGCCCAGCGGCACCGCAGCGCCGTAGACGCCGTTCTCCAGAGGGGTGAAGTAGACCTGCGAGAAACCCAAGAGCAGGTTGTCACGCGTGTAGATGTCTGTGGCTCGCTCTTCGACCGGCATGGCTGCCTCCTCAAGAGAATTCGAATGATCGTTTCATCAGGGCGGAGAAGACCTGCTCTACCCGCCAGCGACGGACTTCATCTCGACCTAGTGTGACGGGAGTTCCGTCGGGGGCAAGGCGCCCGATTCTAATGCCCCCGAAGTCCCCCTGCCCCTTCTCTTGAAGGAAGACGGCGATGTCCCGCATCCGGGCATGAGCTGTCTCGTAGTCTACGTCTCTGACGCGCACCGTGATCAGCCACTCCTCGGCCACGGCGCTCGGGAAGGCCCCGCCCGTGGAGACCAGAACCACCACGACGTTATCAGGCTGCATGGGCTCTTCGCCAACGAAGATGGTTCCGGCAGAGCCCGTCTCGTCGAAGTTGCCGAAGCCGTTGGCTTCGAGGTCCCGTGCGATCCCGCCTTCCGGGCCGAGGACTGCCATCAGGCCACCCTCCCGCGGACGACGATCTCGACGTGCTCGCGAGTGAAGCCGGGGTTGTCCCAGACGTTCACGCGAAGGATCTCATCCTTCGTCGCCGCACTCACCGGGCCGCTCGCGCGCGAGGAAACCCAAGTGAGGAGGTCGCCCGGCTTGGCCAAGATCACAAGATCCGCAGCGTCGACTAGGTCCACCCAGAAGGTGTTATCTGCGCGAGCCAGAGCGGAGTCGCTGTCCCGCACCATGAAATCGCCGGCCGTACCGAACGCGTTGAAGGGCTGCCGGTTGGCACTGATGCTCGACTGGAGCAGGGTCGTCAGCACCACCTTCCCGCCAACGCCGCTCACCGACGGCCGCTCGAGTGCGGTGATCGTGGCGTTGATGAAGCCGGAGTAGATGGCCACGTCAGCCTCGGAGCAGCATCGCGCTGCCGCCACCACTACGCTTCCCGATGACGAAGGGGGCGATCAGATTATGGACGCGAGGATAGAAGCGCACCGACGCATCGGTGTTCCCCTCCGTCTCCGACTCCGCGAAGCCTTGGCGCTCACGTCGGCGGAAGATG